AAAAGAAATGCCTCAAACATTAGATTTTGTTAATGAGTGCAGTAAAGAGTGGAATATAAATATTAGATGGCTTGAATTAGAGATAGCAGAGGAAAGACCTATATATCGAACTAAAGAGGTTAGTTATGAAACAGCATCCAGATCTGGAGAGCCTTTTTCAGCATTGATAGAAAGAAAAAATATGCTTCCTAATCCTGTAATGAGAATGTGTACTCAAGAACTTAAAATGAATGTAATGAAAAGATACATGCAATCTTTGGGCTATGAAGAGTGGGGTAATGTTATAGGTTTAAGATATGATGAGCCAAGGAGGGTAGCTACACAAAGAAGGCAAAATGACTCTGGAAAAAATAAATGGGAAACTTTGTTTCCTCTTTATGACAATAAGATAACAGTTGAAGATGTTGGAAACTTTTGGAAAAAAAATAAATTTGATCTAAATTTGCCAAATCATAATGGAAAAACATTGGCTGGAAATTGTGATCTTTGTTATTTAAAAGGAACTAAAACTTTAACTAAGATCATAAAAGAAAAACCAGATTTAGCTGATTGGTGGATAGAACAAGAAAATAAGATCTCAGCATCATTCAAAAAAGAAATGAATTATATAAAATTAGTTGATCTTTCTAAGCTGGAGGCAAAACAACAAGAATTGTTTGATGATGACTCTAGAAGTTGTTTTTGCCACGATTAAGCATTTTTAGGTAAGTTTTTACAAAAAATGAGCTCCATAGAGGCTCTCTAAGGGCTAAAAAGGGTAAGGGTAAGGGTTTAGTATCTCCAAAAGAAAAGGGCTCCCTGAGGAGCCCTTCTGATCTTAATCCAAGATCTGATTAATTAATCCCAGCGATTATCATTCTCTGGAGTTAAATCTTTACTACCTGGCTTTTTAAGTTCTTTTTCAAAACCAGAAACATCATCCATTAATTTATGGATAAAAAATTGAACTTGGCTGTTAAGATCTAAACCATTTGCAAGATCTTCCTTCAAACTATTTAAAGTAGCAACTTGGGTTAGGCTATCTGGATTTAATACAGATGCTTTCAAATGAAAATATTTGTTATAAGCATGTCTTAGATCCTCAACAACACCTTTAGAAATAGAAACTAGATCTTCATAATCTGCCATTTCTTGCTCTAAAGGATGACCTTTTATTTTTAATTTTTCCATCTTATCTCCTGGGCATTGCCCAATTAGTTAATCGTGGAGCTATTATAAACATAGTCTTACTATTATTGGCAATAGTCACACTAGATATATTTCCATGTTCCAAACGAAGATCATAATAATTGCAAACATTAACATTATGATCCAATCCTTAGGCTCTCTCATCTGTTGTATCTCAACTTAGCTATCTTTGGCATAGCATGATGTCTTGAGATGAAATGTTTAAGAATAGATGTTGTTGGATTTGGGAAAGTTTCTCTCTCTAACTGAGCTAAGGTTTTGCCTTCTATCAATCCAGATCTAATCCAATCTAATTTCTTTTGGATCTTATCTTGATCTAATTTAACTGCCTCAACTTGAGTGGGATTAACTGCACTATATAAACCAATTTGTTTTAGATCTCTCAAGTAATTTGTGATCATAGGCTTAGAAACTCCCATAATGTTTTTGCAATCATCTATGGAAACTCCATTCATTCTAAGATTGAGAACTCTCATGTGATTTTCACTAACACTAAAATCATGTTTGTAATTATCTAAAGGATCTAATTTTTTTTGTTTCCAGAGCCTAGTCAAAGTTTCTTGCAAAAGTTTTCTATAAATCCTTCCTGGATGCTTATGAAAAAAATTATCTCGCCATTCAAAATATTCTGCTGTGCCATTGCCATATAGTTTGCTCAAAGCAAAAACTACATCTGGAATGACAGACTCTAATCTGTTGATGGTTAGATGTTTAGTTCTATCCAGGGTAGATCTAATTTCAAAACCAAGAGATCTGGCTTTGTTTAATATCTGCCTGATCCTCTCTCTGCTTACTCCATAAATATCTCCCAGGGATTGATAAGTATGAGTGTGATCCATATTCCAGAGAGTGATCATTTCCATATTTCTTTGGCTTTTTAAAAACCTATATTTTTTGTGTGTTGCCTTTAATTCAGCAACAGTATTTAAAAGATGCTTTTTTAAAGCTCTTTCAGTTTTGAGGTTTTCTAACCTCTCTTTGTTGGTACAAATTTTATCCATCTTTTTGCTCCTCTGATTTATTATCAGTTTTGTTTTTCTTGCCAAAGATCCTTTCAAAGTTTTCTTCAAATTTTTCTTTGGATATATCCATTGGTCTAGGATCAGATCCCTTTCCTAATTCATTCAGAATTTGTTGTAGGTTGTTCTCCATAGTTCTCTCGGATGTGGTTAGTAAATTCTGCTATGAGATAAGATCTATTGGCTGAGATATATTCCTCATACTCAATAGGATCTTCCCCATAAGCCCTTCTCTCTGACAAACATTCTGCATGTTTCTCTTTACAGAATGCCTGGAAGAGAGTTTCTTGATCAAAGTCTATGACTTTGGATCCTTTATTTTTATCATTCATAATTACCTCTCAAAATAAATATAAAATTAAATAGGTATAAACAATTATGGCTGTGTACCAGAGGATCAAATACCAATATCCTTTCATCTGCCTTGCCCTCTGTATGATTTGTAAGATCTTCTTTTATGTTTATTCATGGTAGCTGTTGAAACATTCCTCCTGGATCCCTGGGAAGTCTTTTTTCCACGAGCTCCTGTCTTTTGCTCATGCTTAACATTTTTAAAGATTTTAGCCATTGGTGGAGATCCTTCTTAATCCAGGCTGGGGGGGTTAGCCTGGCTTGTTTTGGTTTTAGGAGAGAATGAAGGATCTCCTGTTTCTTGTATTCTAGTTTGTAATTGATAATTTGTATAACTCAATAATGCAACTAGCAATCTCGTAGCCTCTGGTTTTAAGGATCCTGTTTCCCCTGACTCCCAAAAGTTTATTAATTGTTTTATGACTTCAATCATTACTTTGTCATTAACTGCATAATCGTCAGCATAAGCATCAAAGAAATCTTGTGCCATCATATTTAGATCATTTGTATTAACCATAATTTTTGCTCCTGGTCTTTACTAACTTCATACCATATTCATTGATCCCATCTGGGATCTCTAAGCCTGGTATTTTTTTTAGTGGGTTATCTTTAAAAGAACTGTAATCAACTTCGTGATGCCATCTGCCATACCTGAAAACCAATGATGTTATTTCAGGATGCATATCAACTAACATCTGAGATTTATTTTTAGTTCCTTCTCCATCATAAAACTCTGCTGAGTTTCCTCCTCTCATTGTTGATGTTCTAAGTTTGTTTTGTAAAAAAGCCTGGAACAATAATGTTGCCCAGCCATCTTTTAACATTCTTAATGAGAGATCTGTATCTTCGTTGTATCTGCCTCTCCATCTGTAAGGCACATCATTTCTAATTAAATTACACGAATAAATCCTGGTGTTTGTTCTGTAAGGAGGTTTTTTCCTCCTGGATCCTCCAGCAAAAAATCTGTATTCAAATCCAGACATAGCTATATTTTCATATCTATCAACAAAATCCTCTGATGCTCTAAATATGGCTCCAGATCTACAATTAATTCTTTCGTTGCGATTAAATCTACAGAAACCAGCAATATTATCATCCATTACCCAATGCTTATCGTGTCCTTGAGCAATAGAGTGATCCCAAGCATAGTTCCTGGCTCCTCCAGGCCCTTTCCTGGGATCATTATCTTTCCAAAAGGTATCATACTCATCTAGATACTTTTTAGGCAGTACCAGGAGTTTATCTTCGCTTAAAGATCTTGCATAAAGATCAAACTCTGGCTCTTCTACTATTACCTGGTAAGGAACATTCATTAGATCTAAATGCTTTGCAGTTATGGGATTTTCATATCTGCCCTTTGATGGGATATAAATTGGAGATCTAGGTTTCATCTATATACTCCATTTTGTCTTTATCAATGACAGGAAAAAATATTCCCTTGGTTTCCATTGTGATATTTCTGCCTATCAGATCTGAAAACTTTTTCATATCATCCTCAGTTTCAAAACTTATGACAATTTGTTTGATAGCCTCTTTGTTCTCACAAATATATTCAGGCATTTGTTTCCATTCAGATCTCCAGCTCTCATCATCCTTGTTAAGAACTTTAGGATCTGGCAGTTCAAATAATTCTTTTTGGATCTCCAACTAATACTCCTCAACATTAGCCTGGTACTTATCTGGATTTTCAGATCCATTTAAGATCTCAGGATCTTGTTCTCCTCTTTGTAAAGACAAATGATCATTTCTTAACATTGCTCCCATACTTTTAATTTTTGCTGTCCATTGCTTTGGGATCCATAAAGTGACTTTGACTAATCCTTGCTCCTTTTGTTTTTGTTCGTATCTATTCTGTGGTTTATATTTCATTTGGCATTTCTCCGAAAATTTCTGGGTGGTTGATAACATGATCTGCAACTTCACAAATAAGACGATTTCTTATTTCCTCATCAAAGTTGTAATGTTCTATTCGTTGTTTGAATTGTGATGGAAAGTTCCAGATAGGAATACTATCTTCCCATTTATAAAAATAAAATCTCAATGACATCTTTTGCCCAAACAACTTAGACAATGTTTTAGAGTGACAGACATGCAATGATAAGCCAGATCTTGTTTCTCTAGATCCAGAGAGCTCATAAACATTATTCATAATACTCTCTCATCCTGAGCTGATCTGCTCTGAAAGTTTTTGTTTCAACTTCTCGCTTTTCCTCATCATAAAGTTTGTAGCGATCTCCAGGCAATACTCTCCAAATAGTACATTTGAAAGTAGTACCTTTCCTCCAAACACGATCATTGATCCTATATGTAGATTGTGGCTCTACAAAGCCATCCTTATAAATACTCAAACTTAAAATGGATTTTTGTATTCAATTTCCTTTGGCTCCCAGCTACTAACCTTTTTCTCAACTCTTTGGAAATCAGTCACTAGCAAAGTTTCGCATCCAGGAATTTCCTCTTCACATTGGATCTTTACATCTTGATAGCCTTTAGATATTAAATTATCTGCCTGGCTAACAGCTTGATCTTTATTTTCGTAAGCAACAATCAAAGAGCTTTCAATTATTGGCTCGAAAAAACTAACTTTATAAAACATAAAACCTCCTTATGTCTTGATCAATAGTCACATTATCGTTCATAGGAATACTATTAGTCAAACTATGTAAAAGATTAAAACTCTTCGCTGTTCTTATAAATCAACAGCATTTATAATTATCGGAACAAAATTGAACTATGAATGAACAAAAGAAAAAGCCTGGGAGAAAAATGAAAACACTTGGAGAAGAGCATGTTGAACAGATCATTCAGCTTGGAGCTCAAGGTTTAGGCATCATGCAGATCTGTCAGGCTTTGGATATATCATGGGATGTTTTTAACAGAGAGAGGGGTAAAAAGGAAATATCGGATGCATTAAAAAAAGGCCAAGCACTTGGAATTAAGGCAGTCACAAATTCCTTGTTCAATCAAGCAACTAATGGGAAAAATACTGTGGCCTCCATCTTTTATTTGAAAAATCGAGATCCAGATAATTGGGCCGACAAACAAGAAACTGAGGTCAATATCAATTTAAGAGAGATCTTAGACAATGCATCAACAAGAATTAGTGAACAGCAAGTGAACACAATAGATATAACACCTGAAAAGCCTTTAGATATAGGGAATGACAAAGAGATCCTCATCCCTAGTAAGAATGATAGTGAAATAATCCAGGATCCAGAGGAGAGATCCTCCAGATCTGGAGATTTAAAAGATGATTGAGCAAAGTCTATTCTCCATCTTATCCAATTTGCTTTTTCATTTAGAGGGAGCCCAGATTTTCTCCGATTTTGGGCCCCCTCGATTTTCCTGGAGCCCCCATAGTTATATTTAACAGTAGGATTAAAATTTTTTAATTTTTTTTATATGAAATATTCAGCACAAGACGAAAAAAGATTAATGTCAGAAATTTGGAGCATGGAAATTAAGAACTCTCCTCTCAAATTTGTGAAATATATTTTTGAGTGGGGCAAAGAAGGTACCCCCCTGGAAAAATTTACAGGCCCAAGGAAGTGGCAAGAAAAAATTTTGAAAGAAATGGAGATCCATATTGCCAGGAACAATGGAGAAATGGATCCATCAATGTTTAGAAAAGCAGTTGCCTCTGGTCGTGGCATAGGAAAGTCAGCTTTTGTGTCCTGGATCGTATTATGGATGTTATCTACCAGGCTTGGATCTACTGTTATTGTCACAGCAAACACAGAACAACAGCTCAGATCCAGGACATGGGCAGAATTAGGAAAATGGATGACTCTTGCTCTTAACAATCATTGGTTTGTTAGATCTGCGACAACAATAAAACCAGCTCCCTGGTTTGAGGAACTCTTAAAAAGGGATCTCAAAATAGACACAGGTTATTACTATGCCCAGGCACAGCTTTGGTCAGCAGAAACTCCTGATGCTTTCGCTGGTGTGCATTCGCATTATGGCTGTATGCTTTTGATGGATGAGGCATCTGGTATTCCTCAAAATATTTATTCTGTAAGTGAAGGATTTTTTACTGAGCCAATCGAAGATCGTTATTGGTTTTGCTTTTCTAACCCCAGGAGAAATACAGGGCCTTTTTATGAGTGCTTTCATAGTGCCAGGAGCTTTTGGTCAGGAGATCAAATAGACTCCAGGAAAGTAGAAGGTACTGATAAAGAGCTTTTTAATTCTATGATTGAGCAATATGGAGAAGATAGCACAGTTGCCAGGGTAGAAGTTAAAGGAGAATTTCCTACTGCTGACTCAGATACAGTCGTTCCCCTGGATCTAGTCAAATCGGCAGTAGAAAGAGATGTTGCCCTCCAAACATCAGCTCCAATTATTTGGGGTTTAGATGTTGCCAGGCAAGGAGCTGACAAATCTGCTCTTTGTATTCGCCAGGGAAACCATGTGCTTGAAATACAAACTATAAATTCTCCAGATCTAATGCAACTTTGTGGAAGGATCAAAGCCAAATATGACGAAGAGCAGTCTATGAATAGACCACATGAAATTTTAGTGGATGCAATCGGATTAGGAGCTGGGGTAGTAGATAGGCTCCTGGAACAAAATTTACCTGTCAGGGGTATTAATGTTGCAGAGGTACCCAGCACAAAAGGAACATATTTAAATCTTAGGGCAGAGCTCTGGTTTAAGATAAAAGAATGGTTGGGGGGAAGAGATGTTAGGCTCCCTGATGATGATGGCCTGGTAAGTGAGATCTCTTCCCCTATCTATAAATTTAATTCATCAGGAAAAATAAAAGTTGAGTCAAAAGAAGATATGAAAAAGAGAGGAATTAAATCTCCAGACAAAGCAGATGCCCTGGCATTAACAATGGCTAGTGAAGGAGCATCTTTTGGAGGATCAAAAGAAAGTTTTATGGGGTATAATTTCAGAAAACCTCTTAAATCTAAAATTTTACGAGTAGGATAAAATCATGGAATATCAAAAATCAGATGAAGATCTAGATCTTCAACAAGAACAAGATTACACAGAACTAGCATCAATCATAAAATCAGAAATGGATGATGCCCAGGATTTTTCAGAAGAGCTGGGGCAAGAGAGATCTGAAAATACAGATTACTATCTAGGAGAGGAGCCAAGTGATACCAGCGAATTGCAATCAGAGTATGTTTCAACAGATGTTAGAGAGGCTGTATTACATATTTTGCCATCTATTATGAGGGTGTTTTTTGGCACAAAAAAAGTTGTAGATTTTGTTCCTACAAGTGAGGAGGATGTACCTTTAGCAGAACAACAAACAAATTATATTAATTACATCATCAATCAAAAAAATAATGGTTTCCAGGTTTTTTATAATGCTTTTAAAGATGCTTTGATTAGAAAAGCTGGATTTGTAAAAGCATATTATGATGATGGCTTACAAGTTACCAATCACACTTACACAGGATTATCAGAGATCCAAAAAGATGCATTAATTTTAGATCCTAATGTTGAGGTTGTATCTCAAGAGGCAGAAATGGAAATGGTGGAAACTGTTAATGAGCTAGGAGAAACAATCGTGCAAGAAACTCCTGTTTCTTTTGATTTAAAAATTAGAAGGATCACAACTAAAAGCAAAGTTTGTATTGATGCTGTTCCTCCAGAGGAAGTATTAATTTCTAGAGATGCCAGGACAATAGAAACAGCAGAATATGTAGCTCACAGAAAAATTTGTCCTGTTTCAGATCTTGTAGCAATGGGTTATGACAGAGAGGAAATGTTAGAACATGCTGGAGCTGGTAAATACGATAATGAAACTTACAATGAAACAGTTGCGAGAAATCCATTTGCAGAGCCAGATAGCACAGATAGACCTGATGATGACATGCAAAATGTTTTATATGTTGAGCATTATGTTTTATATGATCTTGATGATGATGGTATAGCTGAAAGAATTAAAGTTTGTACGATTGGAAATGGTTGTAGGATCATAAATGTTGAGCCATGTGATGTTTTACCAATCGCAATGTTCCAATCAGATCCAGAGCCTCATACTGTTGTTGGACAATGTATGGCTGATTATCTAAAAGGGATCCAAAGTGCAAAATCACAAATTATGAGAGATACCCTAGATAGCCTGGGGCATTCTATTTTCCCCAGGATGGTAATTACTGAGGGGCAAGTAAATATTGATGATGTTTTGAATACAGATATTGGACAGCCAATCAGAGTTAGAACTCCAGGGGCAGTACAGCCTTTAAGTGTTCCCTTTGTAGGCAAAGATGCTTTCCCTGTTTTAAATTACCTGGATAGTGTCAAAGAAGATCGTACAGGCACATCAAAAGCCTCTGCTGGATTGAATGCAGATGCATTACAAAGCTCAACTAAAACAGCAGTTGCGGCCACAATGTCAGCCTCTCAGGGCAGAACAGAATTAATCTGTAGGCATTTTGCTGAAACAGGTATGAAACCATTATTTAAAATTATTTATAACCTGGTTGTTAGACATCAAAACCAGGAAGAAATGTTTAGATTAAATAATGAGTTCATTCCTGTAGATCCAAGATATTGGGATGCAGATAAAGATGTAGAGATCTCAGTTGCAATTTCTAAAACCTCTGATGAGGAAAAAGGTCAGTTTCTAACTCAGCTAGTGCAAATTCAAAAAGAGGCATTTCAACAAATGGGAGGCAACAATCCTCTTGTTACTCCACAACAATTCTCAAACACACTAGCCAAATTGATAGAACTAGCTGGGTTTAAAGATGTAAATCAATTTATCAATACAGAGGTCGTTGTTCCTCCACAGGATCCTAGCCAGGAGAAACCAAGTGGAGAAGAATTACTCGCAATGGCTGAGTCTGAAAAAGCTAAAGCTCAAGCAAACAAGGCCATCCTGGATGCTGAAAATGACAGATTAAAAATGATGATGGATGATGATTTCAAAAGAGATCAAGCCAACACAGATGCTCTGTTAAAAGTTATGGAATTAAATGCTAAATATGGAACTGAACTTCAAATGAGTGAGATCAATGCATATTTGGAAAGGGATAAAGAAGAAATAAGACAAAGGAATAAAAATGGATCCATTGATGGAAATCTTCCTAACACAACAGAGATCTAAATCTAAGATCTTTCACTTGGAGGCATTTGTCCAGGACTATGCCTATATTGGTACAGACATAAAAGCTGACTCATTAGACGAGGCAGAATTAATTTTAAAATCTGTTTTTGGATCTGCTTTTCCAGGAGATGATCCAGAAATTTTTTGTTTATCAGAGGAGTGGGTACATTAATGGCAACTAAAAAAGATCCAAGATTGAAAAGAGCTGGAGTATCTGGCTTTAATAAACCAAAAAGAACACCAAGCCATCCAACTAAATCTCATGTTGTTGTCGCTAAAGAAGGCGATAAGATCAAAACGATTAGGTTTGGACAGCAAGGAGTAAGGGGCGATAGAACTATGACTAAGAGAGCTAAGTCTTTCAAAGCTAGGCATAGAAAAAATATCGCAAAAGGTAAAATGTCTGCGGCCTATTGGGCTAACAGATCAAAATGGTAGGAGGTAACTATGCCAGGTAAAAGAGGATTGTATGCGAATATCCATGCAAAACGAAAAAGGATCAAAGCTGGATCTAAAGAAAAAATGAGAAAGCCAGGATCCAAAGGGGCCCCAACAGCCAAACAATTTAAACAAGCGGCCAAAACTGCTAAAAAACCAAAGAAGAGGAAATAAAATGCCAAGAGGAAAAGGAACTTATGGGAGCAAGGTAGGAAGGCCTCCCAAAAAAAATAAAAAGAAAAATAAAAAGAAATAGGTAGTTATGTCTTTCGAGGATCACTATCTTGAGTTATCTATTTTTCTTTTTAGTGTCCTAGGTGGACTTATGCTGAAAGATTATTCTGTTTCTTTAATCAAAGGATTAAAGTTCAAACTTAATTCTCAATTCCAGGAAGGACAAAAAGTTCTCCTGGAAGGGGAACAGGCAATGATCGTTAAGATAGGTTGGCAAGTGACAACTTTTGGAGTTTATTCTCCCAGGGGCTATACCTGGAGATATGTTAGTAATACAAAAATAGAAAGTTTAAAATTAGAAAAAATAGTTGATGCAGATCTTCATGTGGACTCAGCTCACGAAAAAGCAATGAAACTTAGAAATATTTTAAAAGGTAAGGAAAGTGATTGATAAATTTTTACAGCCCATAACAGGGATCATAGATAAATTAGTTCCAGATAAAACAAAAAAAATGGAACTTGAACATGCAATCAAAACTCAAATGTTTGAGTTATCTAAACAACAAAACGAAGTTAATTTAGCCCAGGCAAAACATGGATCCATTTTTGTAGCTGGGGCCAGGCCTGCAATCATGTGGATTTGTGCCCTGGGGCTTTTTTGGAGTTTTTTCCTGGCTCCATTATTAAATTGGGGTGTTGTCGTATTTGGAGTAGATATACAGCCTCCAACTATAAATACCGAAGGTCTAATGACTCTTACTCTTAGCTTGTTAGGTTTAGGATCTATGAGAAGTTATGAAAAGGCTAAAGGAGTTGCCAGGAACAACATGAGAGAAGAAAATACTAAGGATGCTTATAAACCATGATGTTTATTACTGAAATAAAAGTTATTAAGTCAGATGGACTTGAAGAGATCCATAGTGGGCCAATTATCCAGGCTAAATCTCACAAAGAGGCACAAGAAAAAGCCAGGACAATGAATGCAGATCTAAAAGTTGTTGGCAAATATATTTCTGAATTAGAGGCTAATGATGAGTTGGCAATCTGACAGCAAATGGCCAGCTCCTAACTTTTCCTCGGAAGAGTTGGCATGTTCGCATTGTGGAGAAGAAGAAATGGATCATGCTTTTCTAAAAAAATTACAAGATCTTAGATCTGATTTTGGATCTCCAATGATTATTACTTCTGCTTATAGATGTGAAGATCATCCCAACGAAAAATCAAAAAAAGTTCCTGGAGCACATTGCCAGGGCAAAGCAGTAGATATTTTAATCAATAGATCTGAGGCATACAGATTACTTAGCCTGGCATTACAGCATGGCTTCACAGGTATTGGAGTTGCCCAAAAAGGTTATAACAATTCCAGGTTTATACACCTGGATTGGAATGTAGAAGATAAACCTAGACCAACAATCTGGAGCTACTAATGGAAATAAATCCAATCATAATCTGGAATGCTATTTTGAG